CCTGTGAACCCAACTAGTGTTTGTGCTATTGTAGATGTTGGGAGGTAAACACCTTGATTAATAGTACCCATAGCATAGGCTGGGCCTTTAGATGCTTGGGTTTTTACAGATAATCTAGATAGTAAGTTTTCTTTGGCAGTAAATAATAATCCCCTAGGAGATTTGGTGTCGAAAAGCATTTGTGTTATTCGACTTGTATCCTTAGCAGCTGCAACCGGTGCTAAATAACCATTTCTTAATAAGAAATCAGGAGACTTAGCAGGAAGGTCTCCATCAGGAATGTCAGTCTGGATGTAGGGTTGATTACTTGAACCCCCTGCAGGCCTATCATGTCCGTACTTTAATGATGTTAAATCAGTTTGTAGGTTTATTAATGCCATTAAAGAGAAGCTCCTGCTGGTAGATTATTTTTATAATTGTATGATGGTACTTGTCCGTCTAAATCTAATGTTGATGGGTCTGGTTTTTCAGTTACATTTGGTACCCCATTTATAGAATATTCATCATGTAAAGCTGAAGCATCAGTTGATCCAGGCATTTGGGGAGGTTTTGCTCCATTAAATGATGTTAATGTAGAATCTCCGGTTATAAGTTTATCTAAAATTGCCATGTGTTTGAGTTTTAATTGTTTATAATAAATATTAATTGTTATTAAAGGTTACGTTCTATCCTCTAACTCCTACATTAAAGGATTGACCAACTTTATTTGTATCCATATAAACGTCACCTCCCTTTTCTATTGCTACCAATATGTTTTGGAGTAATTGTTCTACATTTCCACCTCCACTACCTATACCCGTACCTCCTACTACAATATCATCTTTCCTAAATTTTTGGATTGGTTGGCCTGGTCTTGAGATAAAATCAGCTGCTGTTCCACCTGAAGTTGCTTTTGAAATATCTCTAGCAGCTAGTCCAGCATCAATTGCAAGTGAAGCTCCTGTTCCAATTCCGGGTAGTAAACTTGCACCTCCTGAAGCTAATTCTAATGCTGCCCCAACAAGATCACCTTTCATTGCTCTTTGCAAACCAAAACCTATACCTGCTAATAAGCCAATACCTGGTATTTTTTTAAGAATTGATTTTCCAATTGCTTTGGCTCCTAATTTAGCTCCAATTTTTGCTGTTGATTTCCCCCCAGTTTTCAATAATTGATCCTTTGCTGCTTTCCCGGCAAACCCAGCAGCTATTTGTTTTGTTGAGAATTTTGATGCTACTTTTGATGCTTTTTCACCTTTAAATAACTTTCCAAGTCCACCCATACCTTTGTCAGAAAATCTAACATACATGGCATTCATTTTAGTACCTAACTTACCACCACCACCAAGTAACATTTTTGCCCCTATCCCAATACCTGCAATACCTGCAATACCTGCAAATATTGCAGCATTATCTGCAACAAATTTAAGTGTTTTACCTAAAAATTTTAATGTGCTTTTTAATTGGTCACTTTCAGCAAAAGACTGAATAAGTTTTGCTATTTTATCAGCTAAAGGTGCTATAGATACCATTAAAGTTTCTTTTGCATTTTCTAACATTCTCATAGAAGCTTCAGCCTTTTCACCTTCATCAATAGTAGCTTGTAGGGATTTTGCGGATAATTTTTGTAAAGCTTGTTCTCTAGTTAAACCTTTTGACATTAAAATATCAAGTGCTTTTTCTGCTTTTACTCTATCAGTAATTCCTTTTTTAGATAGTTCATTTTGTAGTATTCGTGCTTGATTTGCTTTTAGCATATCTTCAACACTCATACCTAAAGAATCAGCTAATGCCTTTTGTTTTATAACATTACCTTCTGTTGCCTCCACATTTTCAGCAAGAAGTCTATTTAATTCTTTGGCCTGTGTATTAGTATCACCAGTTAATGCCGCGTATCTTAATTTCTCTAAATTTAAATCTTTACCTAAAAGTAATTCAGCTTTAAGTTCATTGGCAATAGAACTTTCAAAATCTAAAGAACTTGCTGCTGCAGAAGATACTTGGTCTAAAGTCATTCCTAAACGTTTAGCTTCAAATGCTGCTGCTGCTAAAGCCCCTGGTGTTTGGCCCATATTAAATCTTGTGGTTGAAGAAGCTTTTGATACTTCTTCTAAAACATCATTTAAATTAAGAGATAAACCATTTGATTGATTTAATCCTGCTACTACACCTCCTATTTCTGATACTACATCTTCAAAACTACTTCCAGAAAGTACTGATGTTTTAAATAATCCTTGGGCTGCTTCTTCACTTAAACCTAAAAAATGGGTTAATTCTTTATAATTTTTTATTTGGGATTTAGATACTTGAACATTTGTTCCAGCTACCTTATTTAACCCAATCATAGCATTTTTGGCTTCTTCAAAATTCATGTATAAGTCATCAGCAGCCATAGCTTTTAGATTCTTTGCAACAGTTTTAGAATCTGCTCCCATACCTAAAAATGCCTTTCCTATATCTGCTGTGTATTTTGCAAATTTTTGACCTAATGCTAATAAAGAAGTAAATCCTTTAACTAATAAAGGTATCATTACTAAAGGATCACTTAAACTACTAAGTAAACTACTACCTAAAGCTTTAAACCCAGCACCCATCACCTTAAATCTATTTGCTCCTTTTTTAGCTGCTGCAGCTTGAACTTTAGCTAAAACCTCTTCAGATTTTATTAAATCCCCTAATATTGGGATTTTAGATATACCCTTTATAAGGGCACCCATAACCCCCATATTCTTAGTAATCTTTTTAGCTATATTAAGTTGATCTTTTAACAAAGCTGTATGGGCTTCTTCGGCTTCCTTTATTTCACCTTGGGCTTTCTTCAATTCCTTTGCACTTAATAGCCCTTTATTTTTTAAAGTCTGTAAATTCCTTTCAATAGCTGCTCTCTTAACCAATCTATCGGATATTTGTTTGTTAATATCACTTACTTTTAAAGTACCTTTATATAATGCTTCTGTGTTTTTTAAAGTATTATTTAATCCTTTAGCTAAATCTTTTATGTTTTTATTAACTTGATTTGCTAAAATTTCATTTACTCCCTTACCTTCCTCTTTAATGTCTTCAATAGCACCTTTAATAGTAGTAGATAACCTATCAGCTATACTAAGTAACTGATCTTCTAAGTAGCCTAATTCTTCATTGACTTCTTGTACCTGTTTTTTATTTATAGGGGATTTAGCCATTTAATGTTGGTTTGTTATAAATACTATGAAGTATTATTTTTTTGCTGCTTTTGCAACATACGAAGGGGGTGAATAAGAGGTACTTTTAGGGGGTAATTTTGATTTATCTGGGTTTGTTAAATCAATTTGGTTAGGGTCTTTGTTAGCTGCTGCTTGTTCAGCATCATAATATTCCTTTAATTTCTTAAAGGTAAATTTTCGTAGCCAGATAGGCATGTTGTATATAGTTTCCCAACTATAACCTCCCTTACCGTGAAAAACTACTTCGTGGATTTGGGAAAATAAGTTACTCCTATATTCTAAAGCTTCCTCAGGCGTCAGGGAAAAAAAAATTTAAAGAGATTGGAACATCTATTTCTTCAATTTCATCAAACTCATTGGTAATTGATGTTTTTAATTCAACATCAGGTTGAATTTTAACTACATACTCTCTTAACGCTCTAGCATCTCTAGCTAAAAGATAATTATCTACAAAATCTCTAATAGTTTTTCCTGATGAATCTCCTTCTACTGAGGTTATTAAATGTTTCATTCTAGTAGAGTATTCAGGTGAGGCATTTTTATTAATTTTTTTAACTCCTTTAATTTCTTCTTCAATTTGTTTATCAATACCATCAGTTAATAACCTAAATGTTATTTTTGTTTTAGAGTGGGGGAGAGTGTATTCAAAGTTATTAATACCTTCTGTAAATAATTTTTCATCTAGTTCTTTATTTTCTAATTCAGTTAAATCTACAGTATGATCAGTACCATTATAAGAAATAGTATAATCTTTACCATACCCCAAAATACGAGAAGAAATTAAAACTGCATTTTTATCTCCTATTAAGAGATCTTTTAAACTAACTTTAGTAACAATTAATGCCTCTAAAAGTTTATCTAATACTACTCCCTTGCTTATATAATTTTGGTTGGTAAGAATATCTTCTTCTCTAGCAGTCATATACTTCATTGTAATTTTACCAGATGATAATATATGGTCTTTAGGGTATAATAATCCTTTTGAGGGTAATTCTATTTCTTCGGTTGGAAACTTAAATTCGGACATAATCTTTTATTTGTTAATAACTTTTATTCTACGATAAATATAACGACAAAAAAAGAGCTTGATAAAAATTCAAGCTCCTTTAAAAAACAAGTGAGAGAGTTGTTTAGAAATTTAATACGCAATAATCGGGTTGTACTGTCATTGAGATTTCAATAGCTGTGTCTGGTGAGTCCCAACTATAGTCACCAAATGATGCATCTGTAATTAATGCTCCTTTAATAATCCATTCTGAAACTACATCCCCAACCGGACCTAGTATATTTACGGTTAAATCTTTTTTATAAAAATCGCTATATCCATCCCTACCAGTTACAGATTCGTGATGTAAACGAACCCATTCCATTACTGCTTGAGCGCCTGAAGGGGTAATTGGGTCGAATAACGTTAAAGCTATAGGCCCCCATGTAGTTTTACCTTTTACATACCTTTGAACATTAATATGATTTAAAGGTACTGTACCTTGGGATAAAGTTATAGCTGCTGTTCCCTTAATCATAAAACTAGGTACACCATCCATATAAAGGATAAACCTGTTAGCCTGTTTGGGTTCAAACGCGGTAAAAAATATTTCATTGGGGTCTAATACTGCCATTTTTTCTTATTTATTTTCAATTATAAATATCTAATTATTCAATTTTTATACTGGGAAAGTAGCTCCAGTTGGTAATATGTTGAAATCTAGGTAAATAAATTCTGCTGTTTTAGTTGGTTGCAGATAAATCTGACCTACCATTTGATTTCTATCAATTACATCTGGTGTGTTATTGCTATCATCCATTACTACTTTAAAAGCATATAATCCTTGTCTTTGTTGAACTGATTCTAAGTATGGGTTAACTTGACTTAGGAAATCATTTCTTGTAGCCATTGTGTTTTGTTGAAATACTAAAACATCTGCTACTTGTGAGATATATGATTTCAATTCAATCAATAACCTTCGAACATTTACTCGATCTAAAGCAC